GCTTCAGCGGCTGCGTCTTCTGGTTCCATCATAGGATCATCCATATCATCGTCAGTCTGAGCAGGCATTTCCTCCCCGCTGTCTAACATTTCATCAGAATCATATTGCTCTGGGTCCATCTCTGGAGCAGCATCAGGCTCCATTCCAGGTTCCATTCCAGGTTCCATTCCAGGCTCTTCCGCACCAGCAACATCAACCCCAGTCTGTTGTTTGAGCATTCTGAGAATGTCTCCAATTTGACCAAGATCAGTTGCGACACGATCAAAATCTAAGTAATCCATTAACTGCATTTCAGTTAAAAGATTATCATACCCAGCACCGTGGAAGATATTATAAATATCTTCGCTAACATCTAAACTCTCAGACCCAGACTTCTTACTAAGCATCTTCGCAATCTCCTGAAGGACACTTTGCTGAACTGAATCTTTTGGAGATACTTTACTAAGAGTCTCGAAAATAACAACTTGAGTTTTAATTAAGTCCTTGAATGAAGGAACTTCCTTAAGATTTTGGATACTAATACCATACTCTTCATTTAAGATATCGGAGAGGTATGACCTAATAGGTTTCTTCATCTCGTAAATCTTAGAAGAAAAGGCTTTAACATCTGCCATAGGAACAACAGAGTCACCATCTAAATCCAATGCTTTAGAGAATGATTCAGTTAAACTCTTTTTAGTAGATAAAGATAAGTAAGGAATATCAATGATAGCCTCACCGAGACTCATTAAAATCTCATCGTCATCAGACTCATAAACTTTGGAAGCTAACTTAGAGATAACTGGGCTGGATGCCCAAGCACCGTCAAAGTTATTTTTTGCTTCTAAAAGCTCTCTCTTAATTAACTCCTGCTTACAAATAACTTCGTAAATGGACTCGTTAAGACCTTTCTTGATCTGATAACTACCATCCTTCTCCAAGCCAGCTTCATCGATTTTGGGGAAGTTAAATGCGGTAGACAGAACATTAAGAAAACGAACAGAGTTCTTGATCTCTGGGATAGAGAGGATCTCTTCTTTGTTCTCCTTAAGGAAACCAACTAAGCCTTCTTTTATTTCACTTAATTTCTTATACTCGCCCTCACCAGTGATGCTTACCTTTTCGTTAAACTTTGCCTTCTTAAGATTGAGTTTTTCAACAGTCTTATCAAACTTTAACCTAGTTTCCCACAAACCAATAAGATCGGTAAATGAGCAATTAGTCTCTGGGTAATCATTCTCATTGAGGTTCTTAAGAAAAGACATGGCTTTATGGGATACGAACTTATCAAACTCTTTACCTTCTGAGAAGAGATTTGCTGGGGTAACCTCGATATCAATTAAATTTATGTTCCCTTTATCTAAATCTACCTTCCCTTGGATGATGTAATTGTTTTCAGTAACAAAAGTAGCAGTGTCATCTTTCAAATCAAAAAGCTCTACATTACTTCGTAAAGATCTTGAAAGATAATCACCTAACTTCAATATAGAAGTTACTTTTTTATTTCTGTTTTCGAATATATTCGTAAGCATAGTCATTTCCTCTAAGTTTATATATGCTTCACCGAAGTCGGCAAAGTGCTAATTTCCTGATTTCGCTTTAATCCTTGCGATTCTCCTTGTTAAAATATCAATTGTGTCAGACGAACTGCCGTCCTTGGTGTTCTCAATTACAAGTTTTTGTCTTAGTTTTATAAGAGTATCTACTTCTGTAGATTCGGTTGGAGGTTTATTCTCTGCACCTTCTGTGTCATACGGGGCTACATTATGCATGGATGCCCCCTCAACAGCATCAGTATCCCCACCCATAGGAGCCGCTCCACCACCCATAGGGGGAGCCATTCCTCCTTCCATAGAAGGATCCATCATACCAGCTTGCATCTGTTGTTCCATTTGTTTCTCAACATCTTCTTCAACTTCTTTTTCAGTCTTCTCAATTTCCTTGTCAGTCATATCATAGAAGTCCTTATAGATGTGTTTTTTAGAAAATAACTGAAGAGCTAATACTTGGCTAACAACACCAGCCTTTTGCAGTTCAAGATCAAGTCGCCTTTTCTCAAACATATCGGACGGAACTGGAAGTTCAATCCGCATATCATCAATGAGAGACTTTGGAAAACCTTTGATTTGGAGGTGCCTTTTAGCCATACTCTCCATACCAATTTCAATGCATCTTTGAACTCTAGTAATAACCTTAGCGAACTTAACGTCCAATTGAGCTAGGTTAGCCTTCCTTTCGGGGGCCTGATCTTTTTCTACAATAAAATCTTTAGGAATTTTAAGAATAGAAATTAACTTATCTCTAAAGTACTTAACATCATCAACCTCTCCAAGATTTTGTGCCCCTTGTAAAGTATCAACCTTAGTAGAAGACCCCTTCTTCATCGGAAAAAAGAAATCTTCATCAGCCGACAATGGGTTATATCTTGAGTCTATTTGCTGAGTGTTAGAATTGTAGAATTTCTCTTTCTTAAACCTCTTCATGGTCTCTTCAATATGAGCCATAGCTTTTGAAGTAGGTAAATTACCAACATCGATGTAGAAAATTCTTCTCTCGGGCGCTCTTGATAACCTATAGATGAGCATAGCATCTTCCATAAGTTTGAGACTTCTATGAATCTGCCTAGCATTAGCAGCGATAGACTTACCATAAGGGTAAAAAGTAGGATCACTGGTATGGAGACGGAAGTGAGATATTTGATTCCTATCAAGAGTAATATATTGCTTACCCTTCATACTGTCAGCCCCAAAACCATAAGCTCCCCAATCATTCTTTTGTGGAATTTCTTGGAGGAAGTCTGTCAAGTATCCATATTCATTTTCAACACGATAAATATAATTAGGATTAAGAATTTTAAGTCTCTGAATACCTGCTTTGGGGTTTTCTAAATTAACAATACTCTCTGTGAAACAATCCCCATACTTAACGGTGTTTCTAACAATATCCCAATAGTAACGATCAAATTTAATTTTCTCAAATAACTTCTCGATTTCATCCTTCACTAAATCATCATCTGATTTAATAACCCACCTTCTATTCTTTGTATCTTTCTGTGTTGAATCATCAGCGTAAATATCAAAAGCAGCAGCGATTTCTGGATAATCATCCATATTTTCAAACTCAACATACCGCTTTCTTCTTTCGACCTCTAACTGAGTCATTTGAGGCAGAGATCCTCTAACCATCGCCCCGCCAGCGCCAGCGTTCCTATCGGGAGCTAAGATATCTACATTAGAAACAGTATCCCCTGCCATTGGATGGGGTTTTCTCTTCTTAGACACCTCTGGATCTTCGTCTTCGAACTCCCCTACAACATAAGGCTGTGATTTAGTAGCGAAGAACTTACTAAAAAATCTAGCCATCCTACCAGTGGGGCTATACCAAGTATTTCTCCTCGGTCCACCACCGAAACCAGTAAACCCAATTGCATCCTCGTCCAGCTTCTGTTTCTTGTCTATTTCATCCATTCCAGGTATTCCTCTTCAGTAAAGCCGCCATACGACTTCATTTTATATGTAGTTTGAACACGGGGTGGAATATGGCTATTATCCTGGTCTCTTGTGGTAAATTCTACTAAGGTACCCCCAGTTATCTCTTTAAAACCAAATGCAGCTAATGCTAAGGACATGACAAGGTCATCATAACAGCCATCATCAGCCTGTGCTTTACCATTTTCTGTTACAATAAAAGTTAAAAGCTCATCAGCAGTCCTCTCCGAGTTTATTTTAAAAGTATTAAGACGAATATACTCTTCCATCTCAGCCAGCATAGTCTCCCTATTCGACATAGCTATCTGAACACCTAATTGACCTTTATCATCCATGTACAGGTTATCATACTCTAAATCGTTGAATAATCTATCAATTAAGTTATTTCCTATTGTATTTCTTTCTGGGAATACGCAAGCATTGTTGTATTCTATTCCAACTTCGGCTACAATTGTAGCTAATTCATTAATTGGAGTTTTATTTGAGTAAAACTCAGCGACTTGTTCACCATTATAAATATTGATAACATGAAAAGCTGAGTGATCTCTATCCCTCCCCAAAGCTGGGTCAACGGCCACAACATAATCATACTGAGGTTCTGGATCTTTCCAGACTCGCATTCTATTGTTGTATTTCCTGTAGAAATCTTTATTTACATTTTTCTTTATATACCTTAAGATCTCTCCATCAACATAAGTATCCCCAGTTCCAAGAAACTCACACTCAAACTCTTGGAGCCATCTACGAGGACCCATATTCTTTTTAGTAGTTTCTTCCCACTTATCAATATTCATTGGAGTAGGGTAAGTAAGCATCTCTTCGTATAGTTTTTCATACCCTTCCTGTCTTTTATATTCTGGGTGATCTTCCCATCCGATTTCTATAGCGTTAAAGTCGTTAAGGCCACGAACAGAATCCTGCCACATCTTGTAATACCAATTACCAATACCATTAACAGTAGACAGTACAAAGGCAGCACCACCAGTTGAAATTACAGGATATGCAGCACCCCAAATTGTTTCAATATGCTCAATAAAAGCCCCCTCATCAATAATTAAAAGATTAGCAGAAATAGAACGTCCAGCTTCCTTACTAGGAGCTTTGGCCTGTAATCTTGATCCATTTCTAAGTTTTAAATTATGACTATTCCTATACCTAATCTTTGGCTTAAGTATTTCTGGGATCTCATCATACATGATCTTAATTCTTTCTAAAACTTCTTTAGCAGCTTCATCATCCTTGGACAAAACAGCTATAGTGGTATTCGGTCTAAAGATCATCATCCAAAGAGTATAGGCAGCAACGATCGTAGTACACCCAGCCTGTCTAAATTTTCGTAAGATATTAAATCTATTTTCCTGTAATTCGGTTACAATCTTCTTCTGGAAGGGGTATAATTGAAACGGAACAAGGCCCCTGATAGGGTGAACAACCTTAACTCGGTTTTCAATAAAATAAACTGGATCATCCTTGTATTTGGATATCTCTTCGGATAGTATTTGAGTATGTTTCATGAGAGCAAACCTATGATATATAGCATGTCCTGCACTAGGAGTAGTAAGATAAGCCTCACCTCCTTCAGGCTAGAAAACTACTTTAAAAGCCTCAATATAAATCATAGATGGCTAGTAGGAGAAAAAAGTATATTTGATGCTTATAGAAACGAAGTAGAGAGAATTAACCCCTCTGATGAAGATATACTAATCATGTGCCACGATGACATTGAGATTTGGGATGATCAGAATCAATTTATAGAGACTCTTAATGTTTGTACTAAGAACAAAGTAGGGTTCGTAGGAGTAGCTGGGACAACCCACCTAAAGAAACAAGCGGTGTGGTGGGATATAGAACAACGAAAGTCTGGGGAACTGAGAGGGTTTGTGTGGCAAGGGAAGGGCAGGGATGAATTCTATCCTAACTGGTTTGGTGCTTCTGGTAGAGTGGTAGCTCTTGATGGGTGTTTCATGGCAGCATCGGGGAAAACTCTTAAAGAGCTAGGTATGAATAAGCCTAAATACTTCCCTGGAGATTGGGATTTTTATGACATTCACTACACAACCAAAGCCTACAACAAGGGACTTACTAATCTAGTAGTTCCTATTCATATTTTACATAACTCCCCAGGAGAGCTAGTGGCAGGTAGAGGATGGGCAGAGAATAGGGCTGGATTTATTAAAAACGAGAGGTTGCCGATTAAATGTTAGAAAAAGTTTGGAATGACTTGTTATGGATACTTATTAACTTCAGTATGACCAACATCATGGTCGTATCTCAAATAACTTCTTCGTTTAGGAAGTTTATGAACGAGAAGCTCAAGATTAGTTTATTTTACTGCGCCATGTGCTTCTCGTTCTGGTCTGCCTTACTTCTTAGTTTAGCGTGGAGATCCCCAACTGGTTTATGGTTATGGGATGCTTTTCTAGGAAGCATAACTTCTTGGGTCCTTTATGTTTATTTACACCCAAGACAATCAGAATTCTAGTCAACACCCTCCAGCACAGTTAGCAGTCCTTCTTAGAATCCACCGTTTTTTAGTAACCATAACACACCTCCTCTATTTTAGTTAGGTAAATTAATTAATAATTTATACAACATACTATGATATAAAACAGAGGTATAAAATATGAACGATTCAGAAAAATATGTTGCGGTAATGACTGCTTTGGGAAAGATCTCAAAGTCTATGGATATTAACTTAAAATTTAGTGGAGATAACTTCGAAGAAATGTTATTTCAGCTTGTCCTAGAATGTAGGCAACAAGTTAATGATTCTTGGTTATATATGTTTGAAGAGATTACTGGAGATAGGCCAGAAGGCGTAATGCAGGCTGCTGAGTATTTAAGGTCTAACACAAAGACTTCAAATAAAAAGTCCAGTAAGAAAGCAGAAGCAAAAACATGACAAACATAAAGGACTATGCAAAGTGTAGGTTACTATGTTTGCTAGTCCTTTTGGTTGGATTGGCAAGTTGCGGGAAAACCATGAAGAATAACGCATTTGATGACTCCTTTTCACCTGAGTTTTATTGGCACAAAGACTTAGCCAAGACTGCTAAGAATTTTAGCTTAGTAGTAAAGGGTGAGGATCTTCTTCAGGATTTGGTGGAAACGTCAAAATCTAATTATGACATGAAAGAATTCATGTCATTTCATAGAGTTGATCACATTTGCATCCGAACCATAGCAAGAGCTTATAATAATAGTAATATAGGGGATTTCTGGGTTTTCGTAACTTTTGGGCACACTGGAAATTCTACTCCTATCTACAAAAGAGAGGAATTGAGAATAGAGATTACTGGCGGGGATTTCGTAACGTTAGATAACCCCAAATACCCAGACCTACCTGTAGCTCATGGTCAAGGGCTTCCTGTTGTACATTTTAGATATAACTTCACCAACAAACGCCAAGAAAGTTTAGAAATTTATAAGGACCTGAGAAATAATAACAAGATATTCAAAGCAGTTCCTCCATTTTGTTCTAAGACTCCAAAGATGCCAAATTGGATTGTTGACCCCCATATAGCATGTGCTAATATAGCAGATTCTGAAACAGAGTTCTTCACACCATTTGAAGAAACAATATACACCCCCGCATTCCCAGGAAGGACAGGTGGTCAGCCTCAGTTTGGCGTGTATCAGGTTTTACCTGAAATGTATAGTGATGGGTATAGACTTGGCTCATGGCGCTCACAACTCTACCAGGAGGCTTGTAGGCCTGGGCACTTTTTACACCCAGATGGTACTAGAGCTACGGAAGATGATTACCCAAAAACTGTGTTGCATTCTAATGGATGGTTTCACGAAAGATCAAAAGGAGATCATTGGATAAAGCATACAAATCCATCTGCACCTTGGTTAGACAGAGGAGCAAAAACACCCAAAGGAACACTGTGGAGATTTTGGGATAATCAGCATTGGTCAATAAATTGTTTGTGCCAAGCTTATCATTTATACGAGGATCCAGGATTAGAAATAATAATAAGAGATCTCGCTGAAGGTTGGTTATGGGCTAATCCAGTAATAAACAAAGGAACGAGCCACCATAAACCAGGAGCAGCGCGAGCTAGAGGTAGGGTATTAGAAGCTGGTTGTTCTTTAGCGTCGGTATTAGATGGAGACATCGAAATACGCTTGAAGAAGAGAGTACAAGACCTTTTAAATATTCAACTAGAGGAATTCGAACAAAAACTATCGATGAATATTAATCCAATAATAAGTAGAAGAGATGGGTATTCCGTGTGGGAACATGGTCTTTGGGTTAAAGGACTAGCTGCTGCATCTAACCTGTTACCATCTCATCAGGAGGAAATACACCTAATGGGCGGATACATTTCAAGATGGATTTTGGACGGATTTAAAGAATTTGATGGTAAATTATATGTACCTTACGTTATAAAGCCAAATGGTAGTTGGGAAAATAATCCATCAAAGGGATTATCTCGATGGTGTATTCCTGCTATTCAATTATTAGACAAATTTGAGCGTTCTGGCTTAACTAAAGAAGAAAACGACAAGATTACTGCTATTTTAGCGCAGTTTGAGGAAGTTCGACCTCCTACGGGCGGAGGCTGGCCTGACTCTTCTAAATGGAATCTATTCTAACTAAGAATATTCGAAGTAGCTAAATAGATACATGAAGAATTTAATAACATTAATACTTGTATCTCTTTTAGCAGCCTGTGGAGGCAAAAGAGGAGATAAAATATCACATAGACCTCCCCCACAAGAGTCTACAATTTACGTTCTTTCTGATTTTCATAAAATAACATCAGAAGGACATATACCAGTCACTAGAATGCTTGAATATACTAAGGAAAAAAGACTTAGAATATTTGAGGCTCACGGAACCTTAGTAGATCCCAGAAATAGACATACCTTCAACGCTACTTGGAGAGGGTCTGGGACTCTTATTGGCAACTCTCTTATAAACTTCAACCCGAATCATACAATTACTCTTAAATTTGTAATTGATGAGCCCAATTATGGTATAATACATTATTCTCTAGTATTAGAACTGTTTAATGGAGAAATGGTGGGAACAGAAACAGTTGGTGTTAGATCCGATAAAAGTATAATGTCGGTTACATTTACCAAAGATGACGATTGACGATAACTATATATTTATATGAAAGGTCAAAATAGAATACACAGAAAGTTAGATGAGCTTGCACCTTTGGCAGTAGTAGGGGGAGTGGCCGCAAGGGCTGTTCCCGCTGCTCTCGGAGGTCTTAGAGGTCTTGTAGGAACAGCAGCTAGAGCAGGAGGGTCCACTACCGCTAAAAGTAGTATTGGTCAAGTCGCTAAGGAGAAAGCTACAGACATGGCAACGGAAAAAGCTACAGATTTAGCAAAGGAAAAAGCTAAGGAAAGAATAAGACTAGCTTTGGGTGGAGAAGACCAGGATAACGGGCTCGCTGATAATGTATCTTATAGGACTGTTAATGATATTCGTAATACCTTAAGTGAAGGTGTTAAAAGAGAACTTAGAAAGATTAAGAGTAAGACGAACCCTAATAA